GTGGTACTGACGCAGAACTGCAATACCAGAACGTGTCTGCTACACCTGCGGATGGGGCGGCTATCTCGTTCTTAAACACTACTGCTGCTTATGTTAACCCATTCTGGCACAGAGACGCGCTTGAGATATTGCCTGGCCGTTACGCTGTTCCTACTGACGCTGGCGCTGATGTTATGCGTGCCACGACTGACCAAGGTATCGAGCTTGTCATGTCGAAGCAATTCGATATCGCAACATACAAAACTAAATACCGTGTTGATACTCTGTTTGGTGTTGTAAATAAGCAACCAGAGATGACTGGGATTATGTTGTTCGGTCAGGTTTAACCTTCCTTTAAATTTTGGCGGTGCAATGCCGCCATTTTTCAACTGCTTACAGAACATTGTTTATATTTTTAAAGCTTAGAGGGTGATTATTATGAAAGGACATGGTACGAGCAGACCGCTCCCACAAAACAAAAAACCGAACAAAACGAGCAAAAAATGACAGATACGACTATGCTTTACAAGTACGGTGGTTCGGAAAAGATTCACGGGGATTATTACAGTTATATTATAGTGAACTCCGGTAAAATTGACGAGTACTTGGAACAGGGTTGGTCAAGAACTACAGCAGAGGCCAAAGACCTTAGTGCAGAGCCCAAAAAAGAAGAAAGTTCAGAGGGGATTCACGAAGACACCCCACTTTCAGAACTTAGGGCTATGGCCGAGGGGCTTGGGCTTAAATCTGCTAGTAAGAAAGGCCGTAAATATTTAATAGACTACTTGAACAGGGCTTAGTCATGTCATACACGAAGCGGCAGTATATCATACAGGCATTCGAAGAAATAGGGTATGCGGATTACCAATATGATTTACAGCCTGAACAATTACAATCTGCGCTTCGAAGACTAGACGCCATGATTGCCACTTGGAATGGTCGTAACATAAACATCGGTTACCCATTACCTACATCACCACAGAATAGTGATTTAGACGAAGAATCGGATGTGCCAGATTGGGCATCAGAGGCTATCTATCTTAATTTAGCTATTCGTATAGCTCCCACAGTAGGTAAGACGGTTTCGCAAGAAACTAGGATGTCTGCAAGAAATGCTTATAATCAGATGGTTCAAAACGTAGTGCTAAAAGAAGAAATGAAATTTCCAAGGACTTTAGGTAGAGGTGCTGGCAATAAACCTTGGAGGTATGACGAGCCGTTTATAAACGATCAGTATGATGGCATCGTGACACCACCTAAAAACGAGGTGGACTTTAATGGGTAACTACACTTACAAAAGAGGTGGACTTTAATGGCTAGGCGATTAACAAGAACAGACTCCATTGATAATGGTGACCTGTTCGTAATTTACAAAACTACGTCCGGTGACTACAGGGGTGCATCTACAGCCGATACGTTAGAGTTCATTCAAAATGGATTGACTTTCCCAAACTCCGATGCGTTCATTACCCAATATTCCGCGCCTAGTTCTACTGGGTTTGATATCTCTATAACTGCGGGGTCTTCTAATGTCCATCTTATACTTACCCCAACGGCGGGGTTTGCTACTGGGGCTATTACACTACCTCCTGCTACAAGTGCCATTGACAAGCAAGAGGTATTAGTAAACTGCACTCAACAGGTGTCTTCACTCACTGTTAATGCTAATGGTGCTACCTCTGTAACAGGTGAACCGTCCTCGTTAGCGGCGGATGATTTTTTTAGGTTGAAATACGACTTACCAACTTCTACATGGTATAGAGTAGGCTAAATGCAAATACCCATTATAAACGGAATCTACACGGATTCTGACAGTGATTTTAGGACTTCTTACCCCATTAATATGGTTCCGGTTCCTAAAAATCAAGGGATAAGTCAAGGTTATTTACGCCCGGCTGAGGGCATTGTTGAGTTGGCGCAAGGAACAGGTGTTGATAGAGGCGCGGTACTTTGGGATGATGTTTGCTATAGAGTTTCGGGGGATAGGTTAATATCGGTATCGGATAATGGTGTCGTAACTGATTACGGGAGCATATCAAATAATCACAAGCAGGTTACTCTAGATTACTCATTCGACAATTTGGGTATAACATCGGATGGTAGATTTTATCTTTTTGATAAAACAAATATACAGGAAGTCACAGACCCAGACTTAGGTGTTGTACTCGATCATATTTGGGTTGATGGTTATTTTCTATTAACCGATGGTGAATTTTTAATTGTAACCGAATTAAATGACCCCACTCAGATAAACCCATTAAAGTATGGTAGTTCAGAAGCAGACCCCGACCCAGTTAAGGCGATATTAAAATTAAGAAACGAACCTTACGTGCTTAACAGATACACTATAGAAGTATTTAGCAATGTTGGTGGTACAGGTTTCCCATTTCAGCGGATAGATGGTGCTCAAGTCCAGAAAGGTGTTGTAGGAACCCATGCCTGTGCAATTCTAGGTGAGCAGGTAGCCTTTGTCGGGGGAGGTCGAGAAGAATCACTTGCTGTTTGGGCGGCATTCTCGGGATCCAGTACCAAAATAAGCTCGCGTGAAGTAGATCAATTGCTCCAAAATTATACAGAAAATGAATTAAGCTCTATCTTATTAGAGAGTAGAATGGACGCGGGGCATGAGTTTTTATACTTGCATTTACCAGACCAAACTTTGGTTTATGACTTAGCAGCTAGCAGAGAATTACAAACCCCAGTATGGTTTATACTATCATCTGGTATAACGAAAAGCAAGTATTTAGCAAGGAATTTTATTTGGAAAAGCAAAAGATGGATTGTAGGTAATCCTGATTCAAACCAAATAGGTTATTTAACAGATAGTTTAGGTGAGCATTGGGGCAACGAAATCGGTTGGGAGTTNGGNACNACNNTACTCTACAATGAGGGCAGTGGTGCAATATTCCACGAACTGGAATTNGTTGGTCTGACTGGAAGGACTGGATTCGGTGAGAACGCAACGATTTACACCCAGTACACGTTGGATGGTGTTTATTACAGCCAGAAAAAATATATAAACGCTGGTAAATTTGGTGAGAGAGGTAAACGGTTAGTGTGGTTAAGTCAAGGTGATATGCGCAGCTGGCGAAGTCAAAAGTTCGGGGGTACGAGCCGAGCTAGAATTTCATTTGCTAGATTACAAGCTAGAATAGAACCCTTGGCGGTTTAATGACTGACCCAAAACCACTTACACGAAAAGAGCTAGCGGAGTTCCTACCTAATCAGAGGGCGATAAGGGCTTTTGAAGAATTATTCGAAGTTGTACCATCTGATTTAGAGACTCTACTAGCACAGATTGATGACGTAGACAATACTTCTGAAAGTGCTTTAAGCTCAGCTGCATCAGCTTTTTCTTTCGCCAAGTCCCTAGACCTAAGACCTAAGGGGCTGGTATTTGTAAGTAAGCTTGCGGATTTACCAAAACCTCAGGCCGGAGTTATTAATTTACTCGCCCGCTATACTTACTACTTTACAGGTACGGTTGACTTAGAAGGCAATAGATTAGTCTGCGGACAAGATACAACGATTTTAGGTTCAAGCTCGGAGAACTGTAGGATATTATCTACGGGCTTAGGTCTGGGGACTGCGCTAATAACGAGCGAATATACTCTCCCAATGAGGCATATTACCTTAGAGGCAGAGACTATTCTAGATTTAGACGCTACGGGCAACCCATCCCAAGCATTAGATTGGTATGGCGTCAACTTTGCCAACTCCTCTGACATAGGTAAGGTGGAGAATTACAGTAACTTCGTCGTGGCGTCAATGGCATTTTTAGGTGCTTCGGGGTTGGTTTTCGATGGTACGATTGGCACAATAGCTTTTTCAAATTGTCTTTTTGTTGCTGATGGAGTTGGAACCGTAATAGAAATACCAAGCACTTTAACAATAGAGCGCAGATTTAGAATAATATACAGTTCATTTGTTGTTAATGGAACGTCTACTGGGATAGATTTTAACGCTTCTGCTACAGTTCCGGTTGAAGGGTACATATTAGACACGTGTAACTTTTCGGGAGTTTCAACTTATACCACAGGGGTTACTTTTTCAGATAATAAAGCCCGTTGGATTGAAAACCGAGGTGTAAGTAATAGCGCTGCGCTTACAAGTTATTATATGCAGGGCAACGCCACTACAACCGTTATAACTATGGCTGGTGTTCCCATCAAGGTGGCAGGCACTACTACAGAGGGTAGTATATCACAAAGATTTATAGTGACAACAACCAACAGGGCGACTTACGATGGTGAGATTGATAGGAACTTTAAAGTAGCTGCCACTTTAAGCCTGAGCAGTGGTAATAATAATAAAATAGGTATTTACATCGCTAAAAATGGTACTGTCATCAACGAGTCTGAAACATACGTAACAACTAACTCTGCTGGTAGGCTTGAAAACGGGGTTGTACAAGTTCTTACCAATCTGGAAGATAGTGACTACATAGAAATTTTTGTCGAGAATGATACATCAGCAACTAATATTTTAGTTGAAGACTTGAATGTTATTATAGAGGCTATTAGCTAGTATGTCAACTTCAAGAATAACTTTATTTAACAGTAGATACTTGTCGACGGTAGACACGATTCAATATACCAGCCCAACAGTGTCCGGTAGTTCTGCTAGAACTGTTATTGATGCGTGTGTTGTAACCAATGTAGATACAACTGCTGCGGATTTTACAATTAGACTGGTTAATAATGGCGATACAGAGTCCCCTTCAAATACACTTATTTTAGAGAGAAGATTAGAGGCGGGGGAGTCAGATAATTGTTTGGAGTTAGTCGGCCAAGTTTTATTGGAGGGTCAATACTTATCAACTATAGCTTCGTCCTCCGCATCTTTAACTGCCCGTTGTAGTGGTAGGTATATTGAAATATGAGCGATTTATCTATTAGAGAAAAGATTGATTTTTTAGAAAGTGATTTACTACTTATGGAGCAGGAGGAGTGTCCAGTTATGCACTACTTTGCCCCTAATTTATATATTAGAGAAGTGCATTTAAAGAAGGGTACTTTTGCGGTGGGGCATTACCAGAAGTTCCCTCAATTAAATATAATGCTTAAAGGCAAGGTGGCTGTTACAGATAGTGAAGGCAAATTAGTAATGCTTGAGGCACCTCTAATGTACGTAGGGGAAGCGGGGCGTAAATTCGGCTACGTAGTAGAAGATACTGTCTGGCAAAACATTTATGTAACTAATGAAACTGATATAGAGACATTGGAAAACACCTACATAGAAAAAAGTGAAGCATTTAAAAAGTCTGAAGATCTCATTGGTTCTGGTGGGGATGCTAAATCGACGGAATGCCATAAGTTTTTATTAGGTGGGGAGAATATCACACCAAAAAATGACCAATGTCAGTCAATTATTAAACAAGAATCAGGAGGTGGCTCGTGGCATTCGTAGCAGCAGCAGTAGTGGGCTCTCAAGTAGTAGGTGGTTACTTGAATCGTAAATCCGCGGGTAAGGCTTCCGATGCTCAGGCACAAGCAGCCGATGCGGGTATTGAAGAACAAAGACGTCAATTTGATGCTATCCAAGAATTATTAGCCCCATACGTTGAAAGTGGAGTTAGTAGTCTAGGAGCGCAACAAGATTTGATAGGGCTTGGTGGTTCAGTTGCACAACAAGATGCTATTAACCAATTACAAGAATCCCCCCAGTATCAAGCATTACTAAGGTCTGGGGAAGAAGCAATATTACAAAATGCTTCCGCAACAGGTGGTTTAAGAGGTGGAAATGTACAAAGTGCTTTAGCTCAGTACCGACCTGAATTACTTGGTCAGTTGATAGAATCTCAGTTTAGTAAACTTGGGCAATTAACTAACATAGGTCAAGCTTCGGCTACTGGTCAAGCTTCTGCTGGTCAAGCTTCTGCCAATAATATATCAAATTTACTCGCAGAGAGGGGTAAAGCTGTAGCGGGGGGTGAGATAGCTCAAGCTGAGATACTCTCAGACACCATAGGTTCGATTGGTGGCGGTCTACTAGGGAGGAGATTTTAAAATGGGTCAACCCTACGATTACAGCATTCGCAGTCCTATGCAGGCTTTCAAAGATAGTTTTAATACTGTTAGTTCTATTATGGAAAGTCGGGAAAAGAAGGATGCAGCTGAGCAGGCAGCGTTACAGCAACAGCAAATGCAGGATGATTTTTACGCTGTCTCACAAAATCCTACTACAGATTCATTGGGCAAGCTGGTACTTAAGTACCCGCAGCTAGCAGATCCTATTACTAAAGCGCATGGCTTACTGGGGGAAAGTGAGAAGCAAGCAAAAATAAATCAAGCCTCTCAATTTTACGCTGCCATAGAATCCGGTAATCCTGAGTTGGGAATTAGTCTACTGGAAGAACAAGCGGCAGCTTACGAAAACTCGGGTAGAGAAAAAGAAGCGAAAGCTTTAAAAGATTTAATTAAGCTTACTGAACTTTCTCCCGAAACGGCTAAAACATCGGCTGGTCTTTTCCTATCGTCCTCTATGGGGTCAGATAAATTTATAGATA